TTTGTTTTAATACTGGCTAGGTTGCCATCAGATTCTTTGGCAAGGTTTATTTGGTCGCCAGAAGAATCGAAAATAGTAACAGCTCTAGTGGTTTGTGAACCAACTTCTTTGAAAGAATCTCTTGTTCTTTGGTTGGTAGATTTTGCGAGTGCCATTTTTACCTCCCTTCAAAGCCAATGTATTGTAGCTCACCTTCGGTATGATCCCTAATAGTGTCTTTGATTTTTGTTGAAGCCCCTCGGAAAACATCAGTCTTCATAAAGTCCCGATGAGCTTGGTTGTGGTTCATATCAGCTCCCTCAGTGGGTGGGATAGCCTCGCCATTCATCATCTGCATATTCTCTTTGTCAGCCAGAAGCATCATCTCATCAGTTGGAGATTGGGTTGGCTGTCCACCACCCTCTCCGCCTCGCCTCCCTGCAATATCAGCCTTCAATTCGTGTTCTTCTAAGCGTTGCTCTCTTGCTTTCTTTGATAATTCGTTAATGTTGGGGAACTCGAACTGCCTCAAGACTTCCTCAGCAGGTAAAAATCCCACTTGGGCTAATTCGAGAATCGTCTCCCTTTGGGCTTCCCTAGTGTGACCGAGCCATGAGCCAATCGTAACAATCAATTCGTTGTCTTTATAGATTATAGTAGAACCTTTTGGTTTACTTTCAGCTCCTTCTCCAATTACCTTGAGGTAGTTTCTTGCTTCGCCAGGGGCTTCTCCCTCCGTTTCACTTTCGGGGTCGCTAATCTTGACTATCCTTGAGGCAACATACTTGTCAGCAGCAATCTCTAAAATCCTTTTGCCGATTACTTCTAAGAAAGAACGAAGCGAGCGGTTAATTCCTGCTAGGGAGTTAGCCTCTGCCGCTTGGAGTGCCTCCAAAGTCTTACCTGACCTAGCCCCTGCTGGCAAAGCCCCCATCGAGGCTTCGTGAGCCGACAAAACGTCTTCTTGATACCTGTCTAATTGACCAAGCAGGCTGTCAATGTCAGCAGGGAGTGGAGACATCGCCATTTGATTGAACTTCCTACCCTTAGCAATTTCAATGATTTCACCCTGGCTGGTAGTAATCCTACCCTGATAAGCTCCTTTTTCAGCAATAATCCTATAAATAAGAGCTTTATTAACATACATAATCTTTTGGGAAACGAAACGGTCAATGGCTTTATTGATAGGAATGGCATCGGCTGTCCATGAGCGTTGATAAATCCTATTGGGGTTCATCTCGATTTGGCAAAGATAAAGCGGGTATTCAGAAAAGTCAGTTGCCTCATCCCGTAAGACTTCTTTGCCAGAATAGGTGAAAAGGTGAATATTGCCTTTGCCCTTTTCGGGTTCGTCATCCCAGAGCAGAAACTCTTTCACCGTAGCTTTTTCAATATTTTCTTCTTCAGCATCACTAAAAGCCATCTCTTTTCTAAGGATTCTTGCCTTAATCGGTGATTCAGCGATGTCATCATCTTTGACTACCTTTTTCCTGGTAGCATCTTTGTATCTTTTGTCAGCCTTGATTGCATCAACAGCCCTTCGGGTAGATTTAGCGAGATACCGACCAACATACTTACCAGCGTAAAGTTTGCCTGATACATCGGGGTAGATATCAAATGAGTCGTGAAAGATTATTTTAACTTGCCCCATTCCCCCCTCGGCCTCAGAATCCCAGTCAAGTTCCACCCAAGCCACCGAGGTATTAAGAATTGAGTCAACTACGCCATCAACTGTTTGTTCTAGGTGAAGGTGGCGGTAAAGATAGTCCATTACTTTCCCGCCCCGCCTAGCGTTCTTAATCGTCTCTTCGTCAATATCACCAGGAATAATGTCCCATTTCGGTTCTTGGCGAGTAGCGTAGTTCTTAATGGAACGAATCTTAGATTTAGTGGTGTTAATCACCATGCGAACTTCGTGCTTATTTCGAGGCTTAGTTTCGAGGCTGTGAGTAACAGTGTTATAAGTGGCATAGTGGTTGCCATCGAGGAACATTCGGTTGAGATACCATTCGATATGTTTTTTAGAGAGATTGCCCACTGAACCCTTGAGAAGCCCATCACAGTAAGAAATCTTCTCAGGGTCTTTCAGGTTTGACCATTTTTTAGAATTTGCAAGAACCATTAGATATTATCCTTTGCCTTCAGTAAATCTTCTGGAGAAACATTTTCCAATTCTTCGTGTTCATCTAATTCTTCTTCGGGCATAACTGTTTCTGGCTCAGGTTCAGTCGCCTCTTTATATTCTCCCACATTCTTACTCATTAGTTTTAATTGGAGTTTCTCTCGCTCTCTTCGGGAAGCTATACTTTCGTAGGCAATATAGATAATCAATAAAACAATAATCGCAAAGAGGTATGCCATAATCTTTATTTTACCACAAATAGGAAACGCTACCAGTCATCTCCCATAAATTCATCAATCATCTCATCGTCTTTATTTCCTTTTATCCTCGCCTCTAGTTTCGACTTGTAATTCGTTTTCATCTTCTCTTTCTTTTCACTAGGGGAATAAGCAATGTCTTCAATTTGGGCTAAAGCGTCAATCAAGTCGTCATGCTGAGAAAGCGGAAAATGGATTAACTCATCAAATAAATCATCCATTTCCCTCTTAATGTAAACCTTGCCTCGTTCAAATCTTGGCTGGAGGATTGCCCTTATCCTTTGTTCCTTCTTCATCATTCCTTGTGATTTTATCTCAACGACTGGTAGATAGACTCGCCTTTGGTCTTCCTCATTGTGGACAGAACTAAGTAGTGCTTGCCCTTGCCCAATCACTTCCAAACTAATCGAGTCAGGTTCATATTCTTCGTTTAAGCTGAACATTTTGTTTATCATCTCCCCAACGCTGACCTTATCCCGTGTTGCCTCCAAAACATACCAATTGTCTCTCTCGTCAACCGCCACCACCACAAACCCTGTATAATCAGCTAGTCTCCCCTCAGAAAAACCAGGGTCAACCGCAATAAAGATAACAATATTATCTGGGAGTAAGGCAACACCACTGGCTTTTTCACCTTGGCTCTCGGTAAAATATTTGACTTGGGTATCCTTGATAATAGCCGTGTCTGGGTCGATTGGATTATTTTCATAAAATGCTGAGTTACTAGAAGCATATCCCCAAACGATATAGTTTTCGGTTTCTGTTTTAAGGGCGTAAACCTTTTCCTTGCCATCCTTTTTAATCTTAGTTACTTTATCCTTTGACTTGACAAATCTACCGCCACCAATAAACATTTTTTCGGCTATTTTGTCTCCTTTAGCTGGGTTGCACTGTAGGAGAAACCTCCTCTTTTCTTCCATCCCTCCTTTTAACCAATATGTTTGCATTTCAACAGAAAGGTGTCCTAGTCTTTTATCAAGCTTTCTTGGTCTAACGGCAGAAGTCCACGAATAGCCCAGTTTATCTAGGGCATACTCAATCTTTTTACAAACTTGTGGATTATGATTTTTATCCTGGGCAAAGAATATTGCTTGTCCGCAAAATCCACCATCACCATCGAAAAGGCCACCAAGCCAGTAGGACAATTCCTTTTGCTCATCATCTAACTTTTCAAATTCTCCAGGGTCAAAAACCATTCTCAACCTTTTACCAACCTTAGCAGGAGAAAATTCCTTTCTTCCCTTTTCATATCTCTGAGTCCACCACCTATGATTTGGGGTGCATCTGATTGTTCTACCAGACTCCGTTTCCATTTTGACTAAATCTGCTGTTCTCGACCCAGTTTCTAGTACTTCGCTTGGACAAAGAGTTGTCCTGCCAGATTTTCTTTTTGTCCAGCCGATAACTACATCCCCAGCCTTGACCTCGCCTATCGGCTTGAAGTTCCAATCGGCCATTAAAACTGGAGCTTCATAAGGATTACAATAAATATAAGAGCCATGCAGTTTTTTTAATTCAACCAATTTGCTTTCACTAAATCTTTCGGGGAAATAAAGCGTGCCGTCTGGGTTATGAGCCGACTTGATATAGAAATCAACTTCATCAGCCAAGTCTGACTGAAGATAGGAGTAAAGTTCATAATACGACCACCTTGTGCCTACCACTAGGTTCGTCCCAGTCGGTTCTAGTAAAGACAAAGACCGCTTCCACCAGTCAATCACTTTCTCAGACTGGTAACGAGTAGCCGAGTTTTCAAGGTTTACCAAATCGTCAGCAATAATATAATCGTAGTGCTGACTGACTAAGTTGCCACCCACCCCTGTCGCCACTACATTTGGCTCTCTCATATTCAGCGACCTGCCAGCAATCTCTATTTCTTCATCAGTCCATTTAAGAGTTTTGTCATAGAAATTACCGTAGAGCGACCTAAAAGTTTCGTTCTTTCGGATATGGTTTTTAATCTCACCTAAGAACTTCTGGGAATTGCTCTGAGTAGCATTGGCAATCAAAATGCGATTGGATTGGTTTTCGGCTAAAAGTTGAAGCGTCCAGCCAACAGTAAAGAAGGTAGATTTGAAAGTAGAGCGGGGGACAAGGATACATCTAATTCTCTTTTCCGAATCATTAAACCATGTTGCCCACTCACCGTGAACGTGGGGGACAATTAAATCTCTCCTCGAAGGGAGTTCTTCTAAAATAAACTTATTAAAGAAGAAAAGGTCACTTAGCCCCCGTTGTCTTTTTTGGAGAAGGAGTAACTCCAGCTTTTTTAGCTTCTTCTCTTGATCGTTCTTCATTTTTTAATGCTTCCTCTATTTCCTGGCGATTCATACCTGTCTTAAACCAAGCGTAGCGACCAGCCTCTTTTAATAAACCATGCCAGCTCATTCCGCTAAACCCGACTTCTTCCTTTTTTGTGCTGTCTTCTTGAATAACCTCGGTCAATCCTGTATTTACTTGATGAAGAGCATGATAGGCGACAAAGCCATCGAATAATCTTTCCTCGTCAGGTTCTACTTCATAAATCCTACCACCGCACATAAACTCAATTTTCTCTTTTGTCCCGTTCTTTAGCACCTTTTGTTCGTAAATCGGCACTTTTACCACCTCCCTCCTTTATTTTCTTTACCAGTTTGTAGCCAACAGCCGTCATTAAGCCAAACCGCTCACACTTCTCATCAACGCAGACGAAACACCGTTTCATCTTCCC